CTAGATTCATTTCGTATGATTGGAATGCAAAATCCTGGATTTAAAACTAATACTTTTATTTGTAATTTTTTTGAAGAAGGATTAACTTTTAATTATGCTACACCTTCACAACCAGCAGAAACTCCACCTGATGAAGACCCATCAAGTGATGCTAAAATTACGGAATTAGCTAAATTAAATCCACAAAAAGGTGGAAGACGCACTTATCGTAAGAAAAAGTTACATAAACGTAAAACAATAAAACGTAGATAAAAAGTATTTGAAAATATATAATGAAAGAACAAATAATTTCATACTTGAAAGATAGTATAATTTCAAGTATAAAATTTTTATATTGTTGGTTAACTACAGATGGTGAAGTTCTTGGTTATATTCTAGGTGTTATACATGTCACATTAGTTGTTACATTATCTATAGCAGGTATACTTGCTCATACTGTTTATCCTGCACTGTGGTTTAAAGTATTTGTATTTGCTTGGATGTTTGTTACGTGTTTACAACATATTTTTTTAAGAGTATGTGTATTTACAGTTGCGGAAGAAAAGCTAACAAATATGATAGCACCATCAAATATATTTATTTTCTATATTATTCAAAAAGTATTAAATATACAAATTCCAGATATTCTTACTATATTTGTATTATGTGAAACTATAATTGTAAGTTGTTTTGGTTTAGAATTATTATCTTATTTTTCACTCTATATTTTTAGTCTTTGTGGAATACAATTATAATGTGTTTTTCTTCAGAGGTAAGTTTACTAACACTTTTAATTGGATTAACTGGTTCATTATTAGTTTGGAATTTAGGAACAAATTCTGATAAAATTATTTCAGGTTATTTAGGATATGTATCTTTAATGCAATTAACTGAATATTTATTATGGAATTATCAAAAATGTGATGATTTTCATAAAAATATTTCTATTTCTGGAATGATACTTAATGTATTACAACCAGTAGTTCTTGGTATTTTAGTTTTAGTTTTGAGTCCTAGACAAATATATAAAATATTAATTTATATTATATTATTTGTTTACATTTCTATAACATTTGGATGGTATGTTCAACAATATACTTCAGATTTACAATGTACAAATCCAAGAAAAGACGATCCACATCTTGTTTGGAATTGGACAATTTTAAAAGATTATGAAATTGGTTGGTTTGGATATATAGTAACATCTATGTTAATTTCTATTTTAGGTATGCCAACATTAAATTCTGGAATATTTTTAGCACTAGGATTATTAATTTCAATGTTAATAAGCATTATAGTATATCCACGTCAAAATATGGGTGCTTTATGGTGTTTCTTTTCTGCTTTTGGACCAATAGGATATTATATGCTGAGAATAAGTCGCGTTATAAAATAATATGTTCCATCGTCATCCCATTTATTTTTTCACGCATATAATATTAGGATTTTTAGGATATTGGTATCCAGAAATTCTGTATGGAACTTTAGGATATCAATTTCTTCAATATTTTTTTAATGTTCGTGTATTTATGTTTGAAATGTCTTTGAAAGAAGGTAATTCATTAGAACATACACTTATTAAATTAAGTGAAGTTTTTGTTGGTTATTTAATAGCTATGCTGTGCAAGGCATCAAACATAATTTAATTTCACCTAAATTTGCAACAACATATCTGAACATTATAAACCAACCATTTTTCATATGAATTTCCAAGTTATTACATAAATTAGTACATTTAGTAAAAAGACCTAAATGCATTAAAGAAAAATTTCCTGAAACAATTTCATCGCCAGTATGTTTAGTAATATTAAATTCAGTTTCACCATCACCCATTGTAGTTGTACGTGAAGCAAAATGTCCTTTACATGAAAAAGTTAATGATGAACCAACATTAGTAATTTCTACTGTTTTAGCAGAAAGTAAAGTCATATCTCTACATAACTTTTGAAAATCCATTGAAGGCATCATAATACGTGTAGAAAATTCAGTATCAGGAAGTTTAATTGCAGGTTCATCACGATCTAATAAATTTAACTTATATTTATGGACTTGTTTCTTTTCGGAATTTTCCATAATTATACATAAAGAATTCAAATCTTCTTGGTCAACTTGAAATGTAATTGTATCATCATTTACGGCAGTTCTAATAATTCTATGTAAATGATCAGTATTAATACCAATAATAAATTTAGGTGTTCCTTTATTATACGTATATTTCTCAAACTTATCAGCATGTAATAGAAGATGAACTAAGACAGTCCGAGTATTATCCATAGCAATCATACGAATACCATCTTTATCAAAAATCAAAGACATTTCTACCAAAATAGAACGCAAAGCTTCAACTAGAGTTCGGATAGCACCAGTTTGAACAGTTTTTGCTTCGACTGCTAGCATTTTTATTTTTAAAGGAGTTGTTCGTGTAAGTTTCAAAAACGCATTTATAAAAAACGAATTATAAATTTAAAATTGATTTAAAATAAAAAACTCAAAATGTCATGGCCTTTTAAAGATTATGACTTTTATGGTAATAGATATGTCAATATTAAAGATCCAGATTCTGAATTTGGAGAAATATCATGGTATGATCGAAATATGCATGGTAAACCTACAGAATGTAAAATTTGTATTGAAGCAGAAAATGAGTGTTTTACCAAATATGCTCATCCAAAAGCACATTTAGAAGCACATGTAGAAGCAAATAAAATTGCCGAATCATTAGCTCTTAAAGATACTACAACTGATTATCTCGATTATTATACTTTTCATTATGCAAGAGAATATCAAAAAACATATAAAGAATTTTATAAATTTTATAAACAAGAATATAATGTAATTTTATTAACTTCTATTCAAAAAGATGATAAAATTTGTGATTATCATTTAGAATCTATACAATATATGAAATAATTTAATAATTTATTTACGATTTTTCATGGTTGTGTGTCTTTTTACAGAAACAATACGACCATATTTGTTTTTCATTAAGTCATCTTTAGTTAATCCACCTGGAGTTTTTTCTGCAGAACCATTCCATACCATTCTTCTTGAACCTTTTTTCATAGTTTGTTGAGGCATTTTATATTATTTATTTAAAATAAAATGTATTTATGGACATCATGGTATAAAATAGAAGAAGAACATGAAAAAGAAGTTTTGAGATCTATTAAATTAAATTTAGAAAATCCTTTCATTACAAAATTAAATTTATTATGTGAAATTCCTTTTTTATATAAACATCCTAAACTTGAATGTATACCTATTTCCGAAAGACCAACATATCAAACTTTTTTAGATTTGTATGATTTTAATAATATAAATATTCTTATAAATTCAGATATTGTTTTAGATTATAATACAACATATTTAATTCAAAGAATTCCTCCAAATTCTGCATATTGTTTAACAAGATATCAATTAATAAATAATTATAATTTACCTTTAGAACAATGGAAATGTCTTTTTTATAAACCAGGACATGCAGCAGTTACTCAAGATGCATGGATAATTTATAAACCATTAAATCTTATAAATTGTCAAGATATTCTAATGGGTGTTTTAGGATGTGAAAATAGATTTTCATTATGTCTTTATAAATCTGGACTTACAATATCTAATCCTTCATATTCAATAAAAATATTTCATAACCATTTATCTGAAAAACGCAATTATACAGAATCATATCATGATAAATATCCAGGTTTAGCTATTTTTCCAACTTCTCTAGAAAATAAATTTAGTTTATTTAAAAAAACACCATCTAAAACATTAGCATATGCAGAATTAATACCAAGTGCAGCAAATGGTAAACCAGATAGTTATAAATTTATTTAAGTAAATTAAAAAAAATTATTCAAATCTTTTCTGAGATCTGAATAATTTTTGTATTAATATAGTTTATATTAAGAAATATTATAGGTCTCTAGTTGGAGTATGCTAAACCGCCCATTCCAGACATTACACGAAGAACGTTGTAATTTAGTGCGTATACGCGGACTTGAGCAGTGCGTGCACCAATTACGGTGTTTAAGGATACAGATAATTGAAGAGTGGCTTTGTCAATACGAGAAAAGTTACAAGAGCCAGAAGGTTGATGTTCTTCAGGGCGGAGAGCAAAAGAATAAACGTTGATACCAGTGGAAGGGCAACGAGAGTGGTGTTGGTAAGGTTGTACTTTGTCGAAATAAGAGCCTTCGCGTTCCGTGAAACGATCTTGACCATTTAATTGAAGTTTGGCAACTTCTACGGGATTCTTGCCTTCGCAACGAATACCAGAATCTAAAATTACTTTGGCAAGTAAGTAATTGACACCAGTATCGAAGTCTGCAAATTGACCAGCAGAACCTGATACACCAACTTGACCAGGTTGAGCACCAGTTCCTAGAGAAACTTGAGCAGAAGCACCACCAGAACCACTTGTATAAGAGTCACCAAGAACCATGGTTGCTCCAGGAGTAGTTACAGAAGAACCAGTAGCTAATAAAGACATGATGATACCTTCCGTGGAGAAATCATCAGAATAGTTAAAAGGTTGTTGGCCACCTACAGTAGCAGTCCAAGGTTGGAAAGAGCAATCTACGAAAGAATCACGTTGTACTACCCATTGAAGTTCTTTT